TATGGCGCCTCAAACATCCAGACCTCCCAGCGTGTAACCCATGTAATGCGTAAGACGGAAAACGAACTACGCAGGCTACAGGTTGCTGGCTTTTATCGTGACATAGACCTTGGTGATCCAGTTGATTCATTCGATGAGGTTGAAAAGAAGATCGCTGAGAAGATGGGATTTAGTGCCTCATCCGACGATCGGTACAAGATCCTTGAGATGCACGTTGACATCGATCTGCCCGGATACGAGGACAAAGACGAAGATGGGGAGCCGACGGGCATTGCTTTGCCTTACGTTGTTACTATCGAAAAAGGCACCCAGAACGTCTTAGCCATCCGACGCAATTGGAATCCAGACGATGAACTTAAACAGAAGAGAAATCATTTCGTACATTACTCGTATATTCCGGGCTTTGGTTTTTATGCTTTTGGTCTTATCCACCTTATCGGTGCTTTTGCTAAGTCTGGCACTTCTATTATTCGTCAACTTGTTGATGCGGGAACCCTGTCAAATCTGCCCGGTGGATTCAAAACCAAAGGTCTTAGAGTTAAGGGCGATGACACACCAATCGCACCGGCAGAGTTTAGAGACGTAGACGTAGCCTCAGGTACGATCAAAGACAACATCATGACGCTCCCCTATAAGGAGCCGAGTCAGGTGTTGTATACCCTCTTGGGCACCATAGTTGAAGAAGGTCGTAGATTCGCTAGTGCAGCGGATCTGAAGGTATCCGACATGAGTGCTCAGTCCCCTGTTGGGACGACGCTGGCAATCCTAGAGCGCACGCTTAAGGTGATGTCAGCCGTTCAGGCGCGTATTCACTATGCGATGAAGCAGGAATTCAAACTCCTGAAAAACATCATCCGTGACTACACCCCAGAAGAGTATGCATATGAGCCGGTAGAAGGGCCACCCCGGGCTAAACAGTCAGACTACGACGATGTAGACGTAATCCCTGTTTCAGATCCCAATGCGGCAACCATGTCCCAAAAGGTTGTCCAGTATCAGGCGGTCATGCAGTTGGCCGCCACCGCGCCGCAACTCTACGATCTGCCATATCTACACCGGCAGATGCTTGAGGTCTTAGGTATTAGGAACGCAGCCAAGTTGGTTCCGATGCCAGATGACCAAAAGCCAAGAGATCCAGTTTCAGAAAATATGGACGTGATTAAGAATAAGCCACTCAAGGCTTTTGCTTACCAAGATCACCAAGCCCATATCACAACCCACCAGACATTTATGCAGGATCCAATGACTGCACAGATGATTGGACAAAACCCGATGGCAAATCAAATGATGGCCGCATTGCAGGCCCACATTGCCGAGCACTTTGGGTATATGTATCGCCAGCAGATCGAGCAACAGGTTGGAGCGCCGATACCAGCGTTTGACGAGGATGACGAACAGATCCCACAAGATATTGAGTTCGCACTATCCCGTCTGGTAGCCCAAGCATCCCAGCAATTGCTCCAACAAAACCAAGCCACCGCTGCACAACAGCAGGCACAACAGCAAGCGCAAGACCCCATCATTCAGATGCAGATGCAGGAACTTCAACTTAAGGGCCAAGACCTACAGCGCAAGGCACTTAAAGACAAGACGGACGCAACACTTAAGGCACAGCAGCAAGACATCGAGCGCCAGCGAATTCAATCACAAGAGAAGATCGCTGAGGCTAATGTAATGGTCAAAGCCGCTGCCGAAGATGAGAAATTAAATTCTAAAAAGTCTGAAGCCATAATCAAAGCAGTGGCAGAGGACGAAAGAATCAAACTGGAGAGGGACAAAGAACTTCTTCGGCTTCGTAGTAAATCCTAACCATAAGGAGAGTAAATGAGCAGTGACTTACTTAAGTATCTCTCAGACAAGATACGAGAGGAAATGAAGGTAATCGAGCAGGACACGGTTTTAGGTAATGCCAAGGATTTTGGAGCCTACCAATACGGCTGCGGAATCTATCGTGGACTTCTGATCGCAAACAATATTCTTATAGAAACAGCAGAAAGGATGGAAAACAACGATGACTGAACTTGCCATCGCAACGGAAGAAGGTGAAGTAAGTACTCTGCCAGACACAGACGAACGCAAAGCCAAGCAGTTACCGGATCCTTCGGGATACCGCATTTTGTGTGCAATTCCTGAGATTGACGATACCTACGAAAGCGGTCTTATCAAATCAGACTTGACGTTGCAGCACGAAGAACTTCTCACAACAGTTTTGTTTGTAGCCAAGATGGGGCCGGATTGCTATAAGGATCCAGCACGTTTCCCAACTGGCCCGTGGTGCAAGGTAGGGGACTTTATTCTCGTGCGCCCCCACGCAGGTACTCGGCTCAAGATTCATGGCCGGGAATTCCGAATCATCAACGACGATTCCGTGGAGGGTGTAGTTGAAGACCCCCGTGGCATCTCTCGCAAATAGGAGTAAGAAATGCCCTTACCTAAAGAAGCAGAAGGAAAACCCGACTTCGAATTTGAAGTTGAAGAAGATCAGGGTAAACCCCTAGAAAATAGTGGAAAACCTGATATTGACATAGAAGTTCAGGACGACACCCCAGAGGAAGACCGAGGCAGGACGCCACTTCCAAAGGAGATAGTCCAAGAATTAGACGCAGACGAGTTAGAAGAGTATTCCGACAAGGTAAAGACTCGCCTGAAGCAGATGAAAAAGGTCTGGCACGATGAGCGTCGGGCTAAAGACGAGGCTGCAAGGGAGCGGGAAGAGGCTTTGGCCTTTGCCAGAAACGCCCTTGAAGAGAATAGGCGTCTGAAATCTAGGCTGACTGAGGGGGAGAAATCCTTTATAGACACGGCCAAAGGCGCAGCCGAACTTGAGATGGAGATGGCTAAACGAGCCTATAAAGAGGCTTATGACGCCGGGGATTCTGACAAGTTAGTAGAGGCTCAGGAGCAGTTGTCCACAGTCAACTACAAACTCCAGCAGATTAAAAATTACAGACCCCCTTTACAAACTCAAGAAATTCCTGTAAATAGTCCCCAAGAGCAAATCCCTAGACCGGATCCAAAAGCGAGTTCGTGGCAAGAGCGGAATCCTTGGTTCGGTAGAGACAGGCTTATGACCAGTTTGGCTTTAGGTCTGCATGAGGACTTGGTTGCACAAAACGGTCAGGCGTATGCGACGACTGACGAGTATTACCAGCGTATTGACAAAACAATACGCGATAAATTTCCCGAGAATTTTGGGGATGAAGTTAAAACGACTAACGGGGGCGGCAAGCCCGTTACGCGCACCGATCGACCTGCCACAGTAGTTGCTCCGGCATCGCGTAGCACATCCTCCAAAAAGATAGTGCTTAAGCAATCGCAGTTAATGATTGCTAAGAAATTGGGTTTAACCCCCGAGCAGTATGCCCGGGAATTTGCGAAGACACAGGAGAACTAACATGGCAGAAAACAGACTTGCACGCGAACTTGAAAAACGATCCGACGTAGAACGTCCACAGGCTTGGGCACCCGCCTCCGCACTACCGGAGCCGGATAAGCAGCCGGGGTATTCATATCGCTGGATTCGAGTTGCCTCACAGGGGCAGGCCGATGCTAAGAACGTATCCTCAAAGATGCGTGAAGGCTGGGAGCCTGTTCGGATTGAAGAGCAGCCTAAGTTCCAGATGTTAACGGATCCCAATAGTCGCTTTAAGGACAATATTGAGGTTGCCGGATTGTTACTCTGCAAGATCCCTACTGAATTTATGGAGCAGCGTAAGCAGCACTACGCCAAGGCCACTAGAGACAATATGGATGCTGTAGATAACACGTTTATGAGAGAGAATGATAGTCGGATGCCCCTCTTTAAAGAGAAAAGGTCTACGACTTCGTTCGGTAAAGGTAAATAACTTTTTAACGAGGTTTAAAAATGGCATATCCCACCGTATCAGGCCCTTACGGGCTTATTCCGATCAATTTGATCGGCGGTCAGGTGTTTGCTGGTGCTACTCGTCAGATCCCCATCGGGTCAGGTGAAACAACCGCTATTTTCTTTGGCGATGTTGTCAACTTGAACGCCGACGGTAATGTGACGAAACTAACCACCACGGACTCTGGCTCTGCTGTTGGTGTTTTTCTAGGTGTTACCTATGTCGATCCGACATTTGGTCTGACCTTCCGTCAGTATTACCCCGGTGCTTTGACAAACTCCACGATGTCTGCATACGTGCAGGACGACCCGGACGCTTTGTTCAAAGCCGCAGTGTGTGACACTGGCACAACAACCATCAGTTTCTTAAACCGTACTGATGTCAACCGTAACGCTGCTTTGGTTCAGAACGCTGGTTCTACGACCACAGGTAACTCTGGTGTAGCCATCAATGATGCTACTAACACCACGACGACCCTCCCGGTTCGTATTATCGACGTTGTTCCTGAGACAGCAATCGCTGGTTTCCCCGGTTCTTACACGGAAGTGATCGTGAAGTGGAACTTTGGTGTGCACCGGTATTACAACGCCACTGGCGTATAAGGAGCATATTAAATGGCTATTTCTCGCGCACAACTACTGAAGGAACTCCTCCCGGGACTGAACGCTTTGTTTGGTCTTGAGTATGCTCGTTACGGCGAAGAGCATAAAGAGATTTTCGAAACTGAAACCTCTGAGCGTTCCTTCGAAGAAGAAACCAAACTGTCTGGCTTCTCGGCCGCACCTGTCAAAAACGAAGGCTCTGCCATCGCTTATGACAACGGGCAAGAGGCATGGACTGCTCGCTACAACCACGAAACCATTGCTCTTGGCTTCTCGCTGACGGAAGAGGCAATTGAGGACAACCTCTATGACTCCCTGTCCAGCCGGTACACCAAGGCTTTGGCCCGTGCTATGGCTTACACCAAGCAGACTAAGGCTGCTGCGATTCTGAATAACGGCTTTGACCCGGACTTCACCTTTGGTGACGGCCAGCCTTTGTTCAGCACCACGCACCCCCTGATCTCTGGTGGCGTCAACAGCAACGAACCCGCAACTCCTGCCGACCTGTCTGAGACCTCCCTTGAGGCCGCTGTTATTCAGATCGCTGCTTGGACGGACGAGCGTGGCCTGCTGATTGCTGCAAAGCCACGTAAATTGGTCGTTCCCCCGTCACAGATGTTTATCGCAACCCGTATCCTTGAGACGGAATTGCGTGTTGGTACGGCGGATAACGATATCAACGCTCTGAAGAGCAATGGTTCGATCCCAGAGGGTTACACAGTTAACCACTATCTGACCGATCCTGATGCTTGGTTCTTGACGACTGACGTTCCTAACGGTCTGAAGATGTTCGTTCGTACCCCGATGTCTACATCGATGGACGGCGACTTCGATACCGGTAACGTCCGTTACAAGGCCCGTGAGCGTTATTCGTTCGGTGCCAGTGATCCTCTTGGCGTATTCGGTTCACCCGGATCGCCTTGATGTTGTGAAGAAAGGGGGGTTGCAAAACCCCCCTTTTGTTGTATCCTTTAGGTACTAGGATTTATTTAGCCCATACGACTGACCTAGCAGACGTTATAGAGACTTATGGGCGATGTGCTATAACACGAAAGGTTTATTATGGCTATTACTACATTTAGCGGCCCAGTGGCGTCGCAAAACGGTTTTATCACCACAGTTACTGACACTTCTACTGGTGCGGCTACATTTAATGTCAGCACAACCGAAGTCACAATGACCGGTGCAGGTGGTGTTGGTGGGCGCA